CTTCTATACAATGTATGTTATCGAGCCTAGCAAGATAAGGTTTCATAATTCTAAACAAACCTAAAGGTGTAACAGCAGTTATACCTATTGACTTGTCATCTTCATTTTTTAAATGATTTTCTATTAATGTATGGGTTGCTTTACCTCTATTGATAGCAGATGTAGAAATATAGTTAGCCATTTTTTCACCAACTGCATTTCTCCATGCCTGTATACCTACTTGTTTTTCAGGTATCTGTCCTAGTATTGAGGTAACGGAAGGCATATTAACGCCATCAATAGTATAATATCTTATGCCATTTTGACTCTTGCCTTTCACACCTAAAGATTTAGGTAGTTTTTCTTCATTCAGTTTTACATAATTAAACGCCATAATATATCTTCCTTATTGTTATTATATATTCATCATATCACAAAATACAAGATTTGTCAAGCACCTATATACCTTTTTGCATATACAAGTCAATAATCTTGTTTTGCTCTATTTTTTTGTCATTATTAAGACGTTCAAACGCTCAGCTGGGATCGTACGGTTCATATACCGTCTTACCATCATCATTTCTGTATGCTCTTAATACTTGTTTTCTGTTGTCTTCAGCATTCTTATACGAACAATGAATCCAACCACTATTAGGTTCCTCTGGATTATGAAACTCTAATATTAGCTGATCAAAATCTAGGTTATCAATAATATATTTTGCTAGTTCAGCATTGGCCACACCAAAGATTTCAAAGTCAGCGGCTTGGCCTTTTGCGTGCTGTGATTTCGCACTTGAACCTATTTTTAAACATAGTTCAGGACTTCTATATCCTGATGATACAGATACTACTTTGCCATAATGGTCCCTTACTTTTTGTAGGACATTATCACATAGTTTTTTTAAATTATCCATATGATCTTCGCTTGGATTATTACTAATACCATGTCTATCTGCTGTTTGTGAAGCAGTAAGTTCTTTAAGCGAAAAGTTTTTGCTTAGTTGCATTTAGTTTTTCCTTTGCTTTTAGTTTAACTTTTTTAAGGGTTCTAATTTCGAACCAACTTTGACTTGTTCGGTCGGTTTTTCTTTTTTCTTCAACTTCATTTACTGCTCTTTTTAGTTCTTTATGATGAGCCTTAACTTCTAACATATTTACCCCCTAGTTAGTTTTAACAATTTGTCCATCTGTGCCTTGATAATTGGTCCTCTATTTGGCCAATGTATATAAGGTTCATTGGACTTGGAAAGATTATATAAAAAAGGCAATACAATCTTTTCAATCTCTTTAAATCTTGCTTCTATATCAGCATTCTGTATCTCTTTTGTTACTGTATCTTTTTCAGCAACTATTTGCATAATTTCACTCATAGCAGATTTAATATCAGAAACATCTGATTTAATTTTTGCTAGTTCTAAATTTGAATTTTCTATGACACTTGGGTCAATACTTGGTTGTGTTTCTTCAGCTGGTTTTTGGGATACAGGAGTGAAACCGTAGTCAACATCCGTATCAAACTCTCTCATAAAATCAGGTATATCAGCCATCGTTTTTCTCCTTGTTAATTGTATATTGAGTTTTAATTAATTGATTCATAACAGTTGTCAATGGGTTAAAATTATAATTTTTGGTTATACAACCAGTTAACATTAACCCCACAAACATAATAGGCAGGACTTTCAAGCAGAAATGTCCTGCCGTATTGAAAATGTACAATGAGCGGATTGACCTATTCGACTCAGGTATACGACCGTTGTGTTTCAGTTGCTCGCTCTGTACTATATTATTTATTTTTTGCACTTCGTCTAGCCTTGTATTTTTTAACTACTTGTTCGGTTTTAACTTCTTTTACTGATTTTTTTCTATGTTGTTGTGCTAAAGGACTATTAGGATGTGCTTCAGCAATTCTACTTAAATTATCTTTCCAACCACCATCAGTTCGATAACTCATACCACTTACACCAGCAACAATATTTACTGAATTTATAATCTGTCTGATGTGTTTATTTTTTAAAAGATAATTTTCCATTTCAGAAATAGTCATCATCTCGGTAAACTCTTTACCAGTTTTTTTATTTTCAAATGTATAAAGTGGCATTAATTTAATGATAGATGATATAGTAACTGATTAGTTGCTAAAAGCATATCTTCTAATATACTTTGCAAGTCTATTTGATCAGCAACTTCTTTATTGTTTGATAGTTCGTTAATTCTATCTGCTTGTTTTTTTACTTCAGCTTTTACTATTTGAACATCAGCATAATTTAAAATGCCTGGTCTTAATTCAGCACTAAATTTAATTCTTCTACCAGTTTTGCCTTGATGTGTTTCAACAAACTCGTCAAGCAATTTATTAAATTTAACATAGTACTCACCTAAGCTTTCGTGTTCAGAATATGACTTTGTTTGCCAATGATAAGATTGAATATCATTTAAAAAGTTAATATTTAATTGTATAAATTCTTCTATTTTACTCATATTATTATTTAGTATTTGCTATTTCTACTATCCTTTGTATTAGACTACCTAGTCCATTTTGTCTTTGCATTGTTAATAATTCTTTTATACCTAAAGGTAAAAAATCTTCAATTGTTAAACCAGCAACTTCATCTTTATAACAATTGTTAACAAGATCAGTTACTAATTTAGCTGTACCTTTTGTTATAAAGGCATCAGCATCTATTTTATATATCATTGTATTATCTTCTTTTGTTCCACCTATTAACCATAAGTTACTAGCACAACCTCGTATTCTATTTTCTTCTATTTTAACTTCTTGTGGTAATGGTTCTACATCTTTTGCTATGTCAATTAGATATGCAAGTCTATCGTGGCCTTGTAGCATTTTAAGATCATTACCTTTTTGTTGTATTCGTTCTTTTAACATTTAAAATTCTACCATAATTTGGCCAACCAAACTTTTCGTGTGATTCACCGACATATCTCCAACGAATAACTCCTGTATTAGGATTTCTTTCATAAATTTTAGGCTGTTCTATTTTGTTTTTTTTGTTCATTTTTAATTCCTTCAGCAAACCACTCTGGCATTTTAGCAGGTGATTTCCATGTAGCAAATGCTTGTTTTTTCATTATATAGTATTTACGATAAGACGCAACTACGTCACCTGGTATTTTACATTCATCTGGCATTGCTGGTGTAGCATCTGTACCTACAACATCAACTTTAGCGTTTTTAGGTGGGTGTTTAAGTATGTCGCCTAGTTTTTGAATAGTCAAATGGTCTTTTGTATGATTGTATCTTAACTTGTATTCTTCGTTAAGTGCCATCATATGTTTGTATAACCATATGTAGTTGTATGCTGATTGTAATACCCATTGTGTAGATGGATGATTTAACCAACCTGCCTTGTAGATAATCGCTTCTTCATTAGAATTATCAAGTCGCCATCTTTTAATATTTCTACCGTTCTTTGTTTTTGCCAGATATTCTGTACCGTCAAGCACACGTTTAGCAGTACACAACATTTGAGCAGACTCAAGTATCATTTTGACCACATGTTTATCTAAAAGCATTTTAGCAGCTTTTACTGGATCTTTATCAACATAAAATATATTCATTAGTGTACTAACCTCCTCATTACATAATCTTTCATATTATATTCTTTTGCTAAATTCATCATCTTATTATACCACATAGATTTCATTTCGTCTGAAGAAGCATCAGCACAAGCTTTTGCTAGATTATCTAATCTATGTTTTTTAAGATTGTCTGAATCTTTTAGTCTTTTTATATCATCAATTGTAATCATAGTATATATTATATATTAATTTGACATTGAAGTCAAGCATCAATTATCCCTTTAAATACTTCTTTTTATATCTTTTAAGTAAATCATCTAAAGCATTTGATTCTTTTTTTGGTTTTGGTTTTATTACTTGATATCCAATAATATAAGCAATCATCATACCTACAATTGTAATCATTATGCCAAGTACACCTAATAATAATCCATCTGCTATTGTCATTGATTTTCCTCTAACTTTTTAATTTTATTAATCATTCTTATAACTCTTTCATCATAATCTTTTGTAGTTGAAAACTTATCAAGTGTTTTAATAAGTTTAATTGGATCCAACATTTGATTATTTTCAATCATCTGTTTTCGTATTCTTCTAAAGTCTTCATAGGCTTGATGTTCATTTAATAATCTAAAATATTCTTTTACACTAGCACATTTACTAGCAAATGATCTAACACCCCAACCTGGCCATTCATCAATACCTTCTGGCAATAAATGTGGTGTTGATTCTGTATAAGTTCTAATACCAAATAAATTGTTACCTTTTAAAGCAAATCTACTTTTTCCCCAACCAGACTCTAATGCAGCCTGACCAATCACCATTTCATATGGTATTCTTTTATCTTTAGGTGTAGATAAGTTTATATAATCAATACATTTATGCATTGCCCTAACGAATTGAATATCGTTTGTATAGTTAAAAGATGGTTCTTTAAAATCCATCTTTTGTATTTGTGTAACATAAAAATTATCTAAATCAGCATTTACACGTTTTGTTGCAATCTTATTAGGATAAAATGTTCCTAAACCAAAAGTCATTGTCAAAACAATACCTACTGCAAATACAATTTTACAGTAATGCCATGATTTTTCTATTAGTACTTCTATCTCTTTTTGACTAGGCAATTTTACCGTCCTTTATGATCTTTTTTAAGTCTTTTAAAGTTTTCTTTTTATTCATGGTCACAACATACCATTTGTATCTTACTTTATGTTCACTACTAGGACCAAAAGATGGTATATCATATTCTCTATTAAATACAATCAAGTCTTGTAAATATAATTTAACAAGATCCTCTAGTATTTTTTCACTATGAGTTTTAGGTACGGTTGGTGTTCTCCAGTATCCTTTACCTTTTACAACCTCTTGTAATATCTCTTTATGTTGTTTTAATAACTTCATTATATACCTTTCTTTACGTAGTATTCGTAGCCGTGTTCTTCAAACTTCTTTTGAATAAACACAAGGTTACTATTATCTAAAAGTTCTCTATAACCTTTAAATATCTTTTTACTGGTTCTGCCTGGAAAGTTATTTAGGATGTCTTTGTGTAAATGTCCTGTATAATATAGTTCCCACTCACCTACATTGTTTTGTAAAACATAGTCAATTATGTTTATGCCTTTTCTAATTTGTTGTTTTAACCAATCATCAACATGGTTCTTTTCATTTTTACTCATAATATAACTTTCTTCTTTCTATAATTGTAAACCAATATAGTTTACTTTTGGTGAAAAGGACCAGAACACATCATTGTGATTTCCTGTGTCACCTAGGTTTTGCATTTGGTACAAATGTACCATTTCATGGACTAACGTGTCCAAAAAATCTCTTTTTTCAGGATAGGCAGGTAACATTTCTAATTTATACATTCGTGTACCTTTTCTTTTCCACTCAAATGTAATGACTTGTCCTACACATTTTTCTCTTTTTAAATCTTTTATTTGAATCTGTCCAAATGGAGATAACTTGTTATCAAAAATAGCATTATTAAATTCTTTAAAATACTTCTTTATATCTTTATATGTTGTAGCATATTTTCTTTTTACAGAAAATTCTTTTTTTAACTTTCTTTTAAGTTTCAGAGCTTTTGATTTTCTAGTTACTGTTTTCGCCATTTAATAATTCCTCTTTGTATTTTTGATCTGTTTTTAATTTTAAATCAGTAACAACACCATCAAGTATTTCAGGTAAGTAAGCTTGAATAATATAAATCGAATCAATAACGAATTTGTGAGCAAGTTTTTCTAACTCTTGTTCCATAATATAGGAAGTATCAATATCTGTGTTTTTTATGGTTTCAGATATAACATGGCCAATAACAGCTGTGTTATAATCGTCAGCTTTGACTAGACTAGATAGTCCAAACCATATAATAGAATTTAATACTACTACTGTTATCAAAAATTTACGCATTACGAAGTAACCTTATCGTAAAATGTATCTTGGATACATTCTTCTACATTGTGTTCATCAATACCTGTTAAATCAAGGTTATCGACTTTCATAACTTCAGCGACAGCAGTTTCTAAATTAATTAGATTATTCTTAAAATTTAAGATAATCTTATCAACTGCCTTTTCAGCTTCATCAGTATAATATTGTTTTACTTTTGACATAATGTATTCTCCTTTTTTGTTGTTTTCATACTGCTACTATATCATATACAGCATAAAATACAAGCAAAAACGGACAATAATATGCCGTTTTTTTATAGTAAAATCAAAGGGAATATAGGGTGTGACAGCTTATCAAGTAAATGTTCTACTTTTGTTCTACACCCTATAGTTGAATTTTATAGAATCACTCTATAATATTTATGTTTTAGGACGTTTTGTAATCGTCATTCCAACCAAACGCTTCTTTAACAACAGCGTCTGTAAGACCTTTATATCTTTTATTAAGTTCTTTTTCTTTTACTGCGACCATTAGTTCAGCATCATCTTTATGTAAACCTTCTAACAGTTGAATAAACATCATTTCTTTTTTTGTTTTTGAAAGAGCTGCGTCTGCACCTTTTACAAAGTGCCACAACTTTTTAGCTTCTGTATATAAAGTTGTATGTTCAGTACCTGCTGGAGCTTCATTGACCGTATATGGTGGGTTACCAGGTGGTAAATCCCATTCAATTTTTGAATCAAATGCACCTTTTAATATTTGTCTTAATGGAAGTGAATCGTTTTGTTTTAAAACCTCAATTTTTTTAGGTTTGTCTTTTGCGTTATTTACTTTAGTTAGAATTTCATGTAGCAATGGAGCAGATGATCCTGCATATTGCATATTCATATCTTTTGTTGTTGTTGGCATATTGCCCTCCTCATTTTGTTATGTAAGGGCGGCACAAGGCCGCCTCTACATTTATTTATGCGTTTTTAAAGAGAGAGATTACGCATTTTTATATGCGAACGGAGTCCCATATAATTTTTTAATACCAGCAGCGATAATCGCTTTTGTTGGTACACCCATTCTGTATGAAGTACCTTGAGCAGTTTGATTAACATAGATCATATTTCCTTCTGATCTTAATGTATCAATTAAAGCTCTTGGTGAACCTAAATCGAATTTAGTTCTTAAAGACTTCCAAGATACTGGTGCACCTTTAGATAAAAGGTTTAAAACTTTTTGTCTTTTTGACAAAGTTTTTCTACCTCTTGTAGATGTCTTTTTTGATTTTGATACGATTTTCATTGAATCGTTTGAGAATAATGATTTAAACATTTATTCACTCCTTATTATATAATGTGCCTCAATTAAACCATCAAATACTAGGCACGTTTTAGTATTTGTAGTATCCCAAAGTGCTTTATGGAATTCTTTAAAATTTTTTATAATCAATTGTAATAGCATATAAATTTTCACCTTCACCTTTTGTTGTTACAGCCTTATCGACTCTTTCTTGTAAAGGGTGTTTCATGTGTACTTGTCTTAATAGCATTGATTTTAAAGACTCAGATAATAATTTATAATCACTTAAAAATTTTGGGTCAGCTAAATTAAAATTTTCATCCTTTAATCTCATTAACATTGTTTCTGTAAGGTCTTCACTTACTGATTGAACAAAAATTTTATTATGTTCAAGTCTTATCATTTCTTGCCTTTTGGCATCTAATTCCAGAGCCTTAGCATTAGGTGGCTGTTTAGGAATTTTAGGAAACAATATTACGTTATCTTTGTTTTTATTTGCCATCAACATTCTTTGTTACTTCACCTTTAAAATTACATAGACCTTTATCAGCAAGATACTCAACTAACTCATTATATCCACCAATGTGTTTATCATCTATTATTATTTGTGGCATAGTTCTAACTTGTTTACCTACAGCTTCAAACAATTCATCTGGCGTTTTAAAGTCTTTGCCAAACATTTTTTCTGTGTATTCAAAGCCTAGTGTCTTTACAAGATGTTTAGACTTCTCGCAATAGACACAATTAGGTTTTGAGTATATTTCTATTTTATGACTCATTTGCAATAACCTCTACTTCATCATAGGCCTTATCAGCCATTTCTTTAAGTTTGAAAGCGTCAACAACAGTTTCAATAGAGTAGTTGTACATTTTATTGTATTCACCCATTGGCAATCTTAAACCAATCCATGATCTGTAGTATCCGTTCTTTGTTAGAGTTACCTCTTGAGCAAATACTTCATATCCTCTTACAGGTGTCTGTTTGATTATATTTACCAATGTAGTTTCTACATCTGTTACAACAGTTTTATTAGTATTCTTACCTAATTCTGTAGTAAATATTTTTGCTTTCTTATTCATCTCACCTTTTACTTTGTCAGCAAGTTCAGCCTTTGCAATCATCATACCTTTTTCAATTGCAAGTTCTAAATCTGGTGAAACACTTGTGCCGACACCAAAGATACAAACTTTATCTTTACCTTTGCCGAACGTTTTAGTACCACATTCTTTTTTCTCGTTATAATCTTTCATATACCAAGATGGTACTTTAAGGACTTGTTTATCCTTTTCTTGTTTTATCTTATATGTACTATTAGCACATCCCGTAAGTATCAGGCCAACAGCACCTATCATTACATATTTAACATACTTATTCATTCACTTTCTCCTTCATAATATTAAACACATTATATACTATTTCTTTTGTTTTGTCAACAGCCTGTGTTCTCTCAACTGTTGCAACAAATGGTTCCCATGTAAATGCAATGGATATCCATAAAAAAGATGTTATTATTAACGTTTTTATCATTATCTTACCTCCCAATTACCATCTTTATCTAAACATACTTTACCAGGTTTGTGGTATGCGTGTTTAGGTCTTTCATAATATCTACAGTAGGCAGGTGTATTCATATCACCATAGTAAAATTGAGCAAATAACTCCCAATATGTAGGACCATCATATGCCTTTCGGCCATCTGCACATTCTACTACTTCCTGTTTAACAATCTCACCATTGTCTAATTGTTTAATTTCTACCTTAATGAAACAATATTGATCTTTGATAGGTTGTATTTTATCATATTCTACTGCAACATTTTTGCCTTCTAATTTATCAATTTTTTTCATTGTGTTTTCAAATGAGTCTTCCGAGTAAGCAACTTGCATTAATACTGGTATCAATAATAACAATAGAAATATAAAAAATAATGTTCTCTTTTTATTGATCACTTACTCTCCATCTTCCGTCTGGCATTTTACAAACTTCTTGCCATTCCATTTTTCTATA